TGGTGACTGAGAAGTCACCCGCAAAGTTGTCCGTTGTGAGTGTGTTGGTGCTGGTGTTGTACGTCATCCCAGCATCGTCCTCCAACACACCAGAGGTTCCAGCCAAGACCACGCGCCCACTGGTCAATGAACTGACCGTTAATCCTGTGAGGGTGCCGACCGAGGTGATCGCGGTCTGGGCGGCTGTGGACAGAGTGCCAGCCAGTGTCGTGGCTGTTAACGTGCCAGTGACAGTTGCGCCACCTGTGACTGTGGCGAGTTTGACTGCGTTATCGTAGTAAAGGGTGACAGCACCATCGGGCTCAAAAGTAGCCAGTGCTTCTCCACCTACTTTATAGAATCCCGAAGTAGTGACGCCTGCTGTATAAATTAAAAGTCCTCCCGGTCCACCTTCAGAAATAATTGAATTGGAACCGTCGTGATAAATCTGTAGATCATCTCCTGTGCCTAAAAGAATCTTGTCATCATCGGCCATATCCAAGTCGCCCGACAAGGCGAGCGAGGTGAGCGTTCCGACACTGGTGATAGCTGACTGAGCCGCACCCGTGACGGTGGCCGCAGTGCCGGATGTGTTCCCGGTCACGTTGCCAGTGAGGTTTCCTGAGAATGTCCCCGTGATCGTGCCACCGTCGATGGAGGAGGAGCCAACGTCGATGGCTCCGAATCCGCTTGTGATGCTTCCTGCGTTCAGCGCACCCGTTCCGGTGATGGAGGTAGCGACCGCATCGTTGAATCCGCTGATGTCGATGTTGGCCTTGGTCAGCTTCTTCTGAGCGTTAGCGGCATCGACAACCGCGAAGTAGTCGCCGTCGCCGTCACTGGTCGAGGTCGAGAGTTCCGACAGATCCGCGCTCACCGTTACGTCACCCGTGGCACCCGAGACATCAATCAAGTTCCCGGCCACGACCGACTCCACCTTCGCGTCGGTGTAGCTCGTGGAGATGGAGGTGAAGCCCGAGGCGATACTGCCAGCCGCGAGCGCACCCACCGAGGTGATGTTGGTCTGAGCGGCAGTCGACAGCGTACCCGTCAGCGTGGTAGCCGACACAGTTCCGGTCGTAGTGATCGCCCCAGAGCCGACATCAATAGACGTGAACCCACTCGTGATGGAGCCCGAGTTGAGTGCTCCCGTCGTTACGAGCGAACTGTCGCCTGTGTATCCGGTGGCGTCACTCAAGTCGAAGGCCGGGGTGGCATCAGAGGCCCCCAACGCTAGGCTGACTCCACCATAGCTGACAGTTGAGTTGGTCAGCGAGCCGTTCGCGATAGCTGAGAGCGTGTTGGTCGATCCCGAGATGCTCTTGTTGGTCAGCGTGTCGGTCGTGGCCTTCCCCACCAGAGTGTCCGTGCTCGTGGGCAGGGTGACCGTCCCTGTGTTCGATATCGAACTGATGACCGGAGTCGTGAGCGTCTTGTTGGTCAGCGTCTGACTGCCAGCCAGAGTCGCCACCGTCGAGTCGATGGCGAAGGTGACCGTGGTAGACGACGCGCTGGAGTCGAGACCCGTGCCGCCTGCCAGCGTGAGCGACTCGCTGTCGAGGTCGATGTCGATGTTGCCGCTGTCGGTGATGAGGTCGAGATCCTGCGCCGTCACCTGTGCGTCGACGTAGGTCTTGATTGCGCCCTGCGTGGCGAGGAGCGTGGCCGATCCGGTAGCCACGCCACCGTTGTCGATGCCCGTGACAGTTGCGCCTGTCGCGAGGGCGAGGCTGGTGCTCCCGCTGATCGTAGTGAAGGAAGCCGCGCCAGCGGTGAGCGCCGAGGAGCCGATGTTGATGGTGCCGAAGCCGCTGGTGATGGACCCCGAGTTGAGTGCCCCGCTAGTCACCAACGTGCTGTCGCCCACGTAGGCCGGGGTCAACGTCCCGGCGGAGTCATCATATGTCCAAGTCAGCCCACCGCCCGCGCTGTCCTGTATCAGTGCGGCCACACGGTCGTCCACGTTCTCCGTGATCGTCTGGTAGATCCACTCCGACGAGGAGGTGGAGTAGGTCATCACCTCGCCGTCCGTGGGCGTACCCGTCTCAATGGCGCGGCCTTGGATGCTGACGGCATCACGCGAGCTAGTGATCTCCAGCGTCTGCTGGGTGGCGTCAATCTCTAAGAGCGTGGGTCCGGCCATAGTCAGTTCCTCGTGACGCTAGGAGTGAACTCTGCTGTGCCCTCTACCAATCGAAGGCTAGAGCCTCCAGAGTCTATGAGTTCCAAGTCCCACACTGCGGGGCCGGGAGTTACAGCGGCAGTCTGAGTGTCTGTGAGGCTGATCACAATAGTGCCTCCGCTCCCGCCTAGCGTGATGCCGCTGGAACTGGTGAGTGCTACCAGCGCCGCCGAGTCGGACTGCTTCCTGCGTATATCCATCGCCGCCGTGTAGGTGCTCAAGTCGATGGTCGCAGTCTTGGCCGAGGAGGTGTACCACGTCATCGTCACGGAGAACTCCGAGTACGTCGGAATCTCGAAATGCACTGGCCCCGCTGTAGCCATCAGTCCCCCTTGGTCGTCGTCGTTCCGTCCAGCCGATCAAGCACGTCTGGTATACACCTGACGCTCCACGTTTGGAAGCGCCCGATCCCACGGTCCAGATGATCGCGCAAGGTAGTGGGTGCCCCGGCTGGTAGGTCCAGCTTGATGTCGCGCTCAATAGTATACATCCTCGGGACGCCATTGGCCTCGCCACCGATCCCGGTCCCTGCCCGCTCGAACGCTTCGAGGATGTCGTTCAGGTTCCGCTGTTCACCGACCGACTCCACGCTGGAGGTGATCAGGATTCTGTAGATGGTCTCGTATTCATGCTTGTTCAGTTTCATCGTCTCATCCATTAGTCGGAGGGCTACAGTGTCGCTCTACTATTCTACCACGCCACGGCCTTGTCTACAAAATTTATGCTATTCACCGATGCCCACTTGGAAGGTCAACGTGATGGCTGGCCCTGCAATGCCCTCCAGACTCGCTTCAGGATAGGGCGTCAACGTGATCGTCGAGCGTCCAGTGGGATCAATCGGATCAGAGTCGAAGTCGAAGGGCGTGGAGCCATTGACTAGGAACAGATATGCGGAGAAGGAAGTGCCCGTGAAGTCCACCTCGTAGTCGTAGCCCGTGAGGCCATCGGGCTTGTGATGCACATTGTAGCTCCCCATGCCACCGCTGAAGGTCACGCTCATGTCGCAATACACCAGATTCTCTGTCTCTTGCGCTTCTCCTTCGATGGAGAAGTTGAGGATCTGAACCGTGGGTGCGTCCGCATCCACGTAGCGAGCGGGCAGAACCGAAGGCACCATCGTCCCCTTCACAGTCATCTCGGGCACGACATAGGCGTCAGCATCGTACTCCTTGAGCGCGAGCCCTACGAGCCCGTCGCGCCTCAGTCCTACCGCCTCGACCCACATCGTCTGAGACGACCACGATGGCGTGTCATGCGTGACGTTCACCACGTCTCCGACCGCCAGCTTCAGCGCCTCGCGTTGCGCGACTAGGGTGCAACCCATGTCGGCTCGCCTGTCGAGGAACTGCTGGCTGGCGATCATCTGTGCCATGTAGGCGTTCTCCGTGAAGGGTAATTCAAGACGCGCCTCGACAGCGTAGTCGTTGTCCTCTGTGAGGTATGCGTTGCTCGCCCCCGCCTCTGGGATGGTGATAGGTTGCGGCGTGTAGTTGAGGTCCACGTCCACATAGGTGCAGACCAACGTGTTAGGCGTCTCGTCGATGCCCGTCCTGACGAAGCTCCACTCGCCCACGATGTTGGTGCGGTCCAGTTCAAACGTCTCAGCCGATTGCGCCTTACGCAGGACCAACTTGTACTTGCCGCCCTCCGTCACTATGCGCCCGCAACAGGAGGAGAGCAGGCGCTCAAGGTTACTCAGCGGCCCATCGTCAGGCATCAGGAAGCCGTTGCACGTGAACCTGTCGTCGAGCGTCACGTCATCTCCGCCGTCTATAGTGATCGTCACGCTCTCATCGCAATAGGCGGCGGCGGCAGAGAAGCTCGCCTCGTCGATCTGGTCAGTAGGGATGCCCAACCCATACCGTGTCGAGGTCATGTAGTCATAGATGCAGTCAGCCGGATTCTCCGAGTAGCTCGCGGCGGCACTCAGATTCTGGCAGTCCTTCACCTTATTCCCCTTCACCTCCAGTGTGACGTTGGGGACTCCATTCGTGTAGATCGCCTCTGTGAAATAGAGCCAGAGGACTATATAGGCCACGCCCACCCCTTTAGCGTCCGCACCCCATGCTCCACCGAAGCCAGCCACCTCGTCGAGGACTTCAGCGTTGAGCGCGAAGTCCTTCACTTGCGCGTCGTCTCCGTCGTGCAAAAAATACTCAAGGAAGAAGTCGGTGCCGAAGGTGCCGCTGTGGGCGTTGCCGTTCCACGGACTCTTGACCACTGCGTTGTCGAACGGTTGGGGATTATTGCCACTAGTATTCGTCCCGAACACGGGGTCTTCGAGCGATTGCAGTTCGTTGAAATACACGTCCGTGACCGCCTCAATACCGGACCCCGCTTCCGGTGCTATGGCGAACGCGCCTACCAGCGCAATCGTGTTCACGTCAGCCGCCTGCCGAGTGTCGACGATGCTCATCCCCACCTTCGCCTTCCCGTAGATGATGGGAAGCGATACCTCCGTGCCTGTCGAGTTGACCTGAATCCCCGGCTGTTTCGTCGAGATGTCATCGCCGAGTTTGTCGATCTGCGACCTCAAGTTGCGACCCGAGATGGCGCTCGTGACGAGGCCGCTGATCATAGCAGCGGTGCCCCAGCCCATAGATGACATACTTAGCACACTAGCCGCCGCACCGCCCGTGAAGTAGACGGCGGCAGTTATGGCGGCGAACTTCACGATGGTCTTGGCGGTATCGCTCATGGCCCGAACCTATAAACCCGTGCCCGCCGTCTCAGGTCAGAGGTGCCGATCCAGTGCGGCCCTTGTACCGGATCACTGGTCAGGAGCACCTCCTTGTCCAGCGCGAGCGCGAGCCGGGGGAGCTTGTTCACCGTCCCCGGTCTCACCACGACATCGCCACCACGTAGCTCGCCAATGGGCTGAAGCGATGCCCCGCATCCCTCGAAGTATTTGCTCGCGCTCGTGCCCATCTCCTCCATCCATGCGCGAGCCTCCTCTCGCGATGCGTAGGCGATGTCCATGAGCGGATGACCGAAGACTACCTCAAGGCCCTGACGCAACAGTGTGCCGCAGTCCGTCTCACCCCAATGCCACTTCCTTCGACGTTGGCGATCACCCCAGAGCAGAAGATCGCGTTGCCACTCGGGCACCCGCTCAATCTTCGACAAGGCCAGCGCGTCCCCGCCAGCCCGAAGCAGGGTTGGCTCGTGTCCCTACCCTGCCCCAGTAGACGGGCTTCCCTACGAGGTCTGGCAGTGTCTGGAAGAAGAGATCGGGATTGCTCGCATCAAAGATCCCACCCCGTTTCTGGAGCAATCTCAGGCTCGTCGTGTTCGTCCGCAGGATGCGCCGGAATAAGTAGCGGGCCAACTCGCTGACGATGGTAGTTGATACCGTCACCGTGCCCCGTGTACTCTCATCAGAGGGCGTGTGCGCGATATCCCAACTGGCGTTCATCAGGCCCCCGAACGCTTCGAGCGGGTCCAGCACGACCACGCCCGTGCTCGTCAGGATCTGACCCCAGTACAGAGTGCAGTTGCGCCCGCGCAAATCGTAGTCGAGGATCTGCGTGATCAGCGCCGTGTCGACGCCCGCGAGACTGAGCCGCAGACTCTGACCAGATGGGTCTGAGGTCTCTGGCGGAGAATCGAAAGAGATCACCCCGCCGACGCCTGTCCACGTCTGCGAGTCCCACAACACGTCGGTGGGCGCGGTCGTATAGCGGAGAGTCGTATCGGATGACGTGATCTCTATGAACCAGATATCACCATAGCCCTCCTTCGCGCTGATCGCCGTCTGCATCGCCGCAGTCAGGGTGCGCGACATCTACGGGGCTTCCTTGAAGGTCACCTGCAATCCACCGATGAACTCGTCCGGTCCTGCCGTAGCAGACCCGTAGTCCAGCACCACGGCGGTGAGCGTGGCGGATGCAATGGTCAGCGCCCCGCTGTTAGTGGGAGAGCTACCAGAGACGATGGGGGGCTCTATGGTGATCGTCGACAGACCGCTCCCATCGGAAGCGGCATCAGCGGTGACCCTGAAGAGCACATCGCAACCGGGGACAGTGAAGCAATCCCCCGCCTTCATCACCCCCGCCTCGCTCGCCGTCCACCCGTAGGTCATCAGCGACGTGCCGCTCTGGCCCCCCCCGTTCACCTTCGGGGAGCCGAGGCCAGAACCGTTCGCCGCCAAGCCAGAGCCGGGGAGGAGGTAGTGACTCAGGGAGCACGTCGCTCCCGTATTGTAGAGATCCTCTATGGTCACAAGTAGCTCCTGCACGTCCTCGCTCCCGGCAGGCAGTGCAGGCCAAGCCTCCTGCCACGTTCGCCCCTGTGCGGCCTCTGAGCGCGTCTGTACCGCACCTGACTGTCCCACACTCAGCAGAGAGCCGATAACCTTGGGGTAGGTGACCCGAGCCGGGGGTACGGTGCGAGGGAAAGCGGCCACGCCTACGCGCCCTGAAGCTGGCGACGGTAGGCCGTCGAGTCCTTCGCCGCCGTCGCGATCACCTCCGCGATGGTCGCGCCCTGTTCCTTGATGAAGCGGGCGGCGTCTCTGCCATCAATAGCGGAGACGGAAAAGTTGATGTTCTGGTTGACGATCATACCGCCGCGAGGAGTCCGCGCCGCATGACCGGAGAGGATCGGCGTCCCGGCCCCCGGCGCTCCCGCGCCCGTGTCTCCCGAGTCACCGCTGGTGGCAGGACTGAAGCCAGTCATCGACGTGGCGAAGCCACCGAGGTCGAGGTCGAACTTGGTGGCGACACCCATGATGAGCTTGAACAGGAGCGCCCTCATAGCCAGCGCGATCAACTGCTTCTTCATGTACTCGAAGTATCCGCTGAAGGCGTCCTTGCCGCCCTGTGCCGCATCCGTCATGCGGCCCACAAAGTTCTTGGAGAAGTTCTCGCTCAGATCCCTGAGCTTATCCTCTAGAGTTTTGACCGCCTCAATGGTGGCATCAAGGGGAGTCTCGTCTCCAAGGCCAGCATACCATGCGGCCCAATCAATCTCATTCCACCTATTGTGCAGATTGTCCACTGTGCCCGCCGTGGCGTTGACCTGATTCTGTAGCCTTATGAACTCCTCGTTCGCCCCACTAACTGCGTCACCGATTGCGCCAACTACGTCCCCCGCTTGATCCCATACACCGACCACTATATTGCCTATGTCCTTCACGTTCTCCCAGCCCTCTATCATCTCATCGGTAACGGAGCCCCAATCTTGGAACACAACGGCCTTAGCTATCCTAAACAGATTCCCCATAATCTCCGCGATGTTTTTTATAACTTTCAGCGGGATCATGGCCGTCTCTGCGACAAACTTGAACGCCTCAATGCCGACGATGGCCCACGCACTGATGGCTCCGGTGTTGTCGATGATGGCCTGCTTGAATGTTTGGATTGCTCCTTCGCTGTTCTCAATCCCCGTCAGGATGTGGCTGAACGCTGGCATCAGTGCGGTGGCTATCGCATCGCGGATCTCCAAGAAGCGAGCCTTGAGCCGTCTAAACACGTTCGCCGCCGACCCGCTGGTGCGATCCAAGTCACCGACCGCAACTCCCGCCCTCTCCGTGATCAGCGCCAGAGTCGCCGTAGCCTTCTCCTGCTGGGTGAGGTTCTTCGCCACGGTCTTGCCTGTCTGGGCGAACGCTTTGGCCTGCACGTCGGCTTCTAGGATGACGATCCCGAGGCGCTTCATCTGCTCACGCTCCCCGGTCAACGCTGAGTTGATACCCATCAGCACTTCTTCGGTGGGGATGTTATTGAACGAACTCAGATCACCCGCCAGCTTAGTGATCTCCGTGGCGAACTCACCGGACGCCTTCTGAGTGAAGCCCAACCCTTGAGCGATGGCTCCGGTCGTGGCCACTAGCCCCTTCGCTTCGTTCGTCGTCAGGCCAGCCTTGTTGGCGAAGTTGTCGAGGAACGCCGACACCTCTGCCGCCGCCTCGGGTCCGAAGACCGTGTTGAACTTGGAGCCCGTCTCGGCGATGCTGGCCCCCAGATCGAAGAGCAGTTTGGTAGGCCACACGACTGCGGCGATAGCCGCCGCCGCGATCCCCACTCCGGTCGCCATCGAACCCAGAGCGGCTCCGACCTTGGCGGCTCCCCCACGGAACTTCTTCACCTTGTCGCCCGCCGCATCCATCACCTTGGCGAAGCCTGAACTGGACGCCGTGAGCTTGACGTTCATCTCGCTGATGATCATCGGCGCTTCATCTTCTGGTCGACTCGGGCGATCATCTCGGCCTGCTCGGCCTCCTGTTGCTTGATGCGGCTTCTAGCGATCCATTCCGCGAACTCGGAACTGGACATCCGGTCCATTAGTTCACCTACGGGGACGCCCATCAACTCAGCGAGGTCAAACCAAATTCGTCGCTCGCGTCGTGATGGGTCTCTAAGTTTTTTTCAAGTGCGTCCACGTCTTCGGACGTGATGCCTGACAACCGACAACAGACCTCGAACAGGCGGTTGAGTGCCGTCGCGCTCTTGTCGCCCAACTCGGTGGCCTCCTTGGCGGTGAACAGGCGCTCGCCCTCTTCGTCGATTGCACTCAGCGCCACGAGGCGAGCCCTCATATTTGTCATCGTGACGTTGCGCTGTTTGTCCATCGACCCTTCCTCGAACGCATCGCGCTCGCGTCCACGCAACTCGCGCAGGAGTACCTCACCGCCCCATTCCGGTATGTCGACGGTTTCGCGCTTCAGGTCATCGGCCTGAAGGATCTGCTCTTTGGATAGCACCATGATGTGACTTGCCTTGTCTGAAGGGAGGGACTTGGAAACGCATACTACGAGGTGGCTCTGGTCAACGCCGACGCGCTCTGGAACGTGGCCGATGCCATCGCCTGATCACCCACCGCACCGCCGATGGGGTTGTACGACTCAAGGATACCCGTGCCGCTGTAGTTGGGGTTCGTCGCACTCACCGATCCGCTCGCTGGCCTCACGACCAAGGCGGCTGTGTTACCAATGCCCAAAAGTGGTTCCAGAGTCGCATCCACTTTCGACGAGGCGTAGTCCTGAAGTAGCTCAACGCTGATGCTCCACGTCGCGAGCCCTGCGGCGTTGCTGACGAAGGCATCGCCCATAGCCGTATCGTCGGCCATGTTCTGGCCAGCATCGACCGTGACTGAGCGGACATGATCGCTGAGATCGACCCCCGCTATGGACACGAAAGCGTCGTACAGTACGAAGGTTGCCATTTTCTTCTCCTAGATGATCAAATGATGCCGAGTGAGGATATGAAGTCGAAGGAGCCGCCACCCGATACGGTCCACTTGACTCGCCAGTAGGCGTCCGTGATCGCGCCCGCCGCAGACTTCATCTCTGCGCCGACAGCCGTGAACTGCGTGTGTGTTATCCTCGTCGCTTCGCCTGACCAGTTCGACGGTGCGCTCTCCACTATAACGTCGAGCGTCCCGCTTGCGGCAGTCACGTGGAGGGCGCTGTAGACCGACTGCGTGGCGCTCACGGCCCCGATAGAGGCGTTGGTCGATGACTCCGACGATGTGGTGTAGGTGGCCGGGATCACGAGAATCTCGCCAGACACGCTCTTCTCGCCGCGCCCCTCGGCACTGAGCGAGAACCCCATCATGCTCCCCACCTCACCCTTCGCGATGGGGTTGTAGCTGGAGGTCGTGTACTTGCTGAAGATAGAGGGTGAGCCTGCCGACTGATCCACTGGCGTCACACTGATGACCTCGTTGGAGCCTAAGCTCGCTTGGAGTACTGCGTCGGTCGTGCTCTGCCAGAAGCCCTCCGCTTCGAGTGTCACAGTCGACAGGCCACTAGCGTTGGAGACAGTGGTATCGCCGTATACGGTGTCATCCTGCGGGCTGTTGCCGAGGTTCAAGGCTATCGCGTTGAAGCTGGAGGCTAGGCTGTATCCTCCCCAGTAGAGCCCTACATTCGTCTGTACATAGGTCGCCATAGTTACTCCCGATATGCGATGCTGAAGTCCTTCTCGACACTGAACAAGTCAGCCGCCAGATCGAACTCCTCGAAGCCGCTCTCCGGCCAACACCCGTCGACCACTGGCGTCGTCGTGCTGTCCGCATAATAACCGATGCTGGCCTTCACGGTAGCCGCCAGAGTCCTCGCGTTCTCTGGGCTGTCTGCTTGGCAACTGAACCGGAAGCGCGAGATCACGTTGCCGGGGTCCGAAACCATTGCCGGGGGGCAGAACTCACTTAGGCGGTCGAACACGATGAGGGGCAAGCTGGCGTCTGCTGGCCGACGAATAGGGTAGACCCTAGTAGACACGAGATCGGTCACCGCCGATGTAGCTTGCAGTCGCGAGTAGATAACGTCCTCAATCTGGTTCGCCATCACATCCCCTTCTTCACTGCTTTTCGGATCAGGCGACTGAGTTCGATCTTGATCTGTCTCGTCGCCTGTCCGCGCTTACTATGGTATGCCGGGATCAGGAATGAGCGCACTGGACCCGTGCCCGTACTCACTGGCCCTGTTGTCAGTGGCTTCTTGCGCCAACTCTTCCGCTGGCGAGGCTTGGTGCCCTTCTCCTGCATGATGCCGTAGAAGGCGGGGAACCGGGACGCCTTGCTGTTGCGCCAACCCACCGCCACCTTCGCCAGCTTCTTGGTCTCCTTCAGCTTGACAGTCGTAATGGCACGGCGCAGGAGCCCGCTCCTTCGCGGAGCATTAGCCTTGGCCTCGCGCTCTATGATCTCCGCGCCCTGCGTCACTGCGTGAAGGAGTGCCTTGCTTTGGAATCCCTTGGACATACCCTTGAGCTTCCGTATCAACTCCTCGTCGCCCTCTATCTCGACTCTGGTGCCCTTCATCCCGTGAATCGGCTTCGTCATCAGTCCAACACCCCGGTGCCCGTGGTACAGAGAAACTCCAGCCAGCGGTTCTCGTCGCCCACGTTTATCATGCTGACGATGGAGTAGACCGTGGTGCCGTTCTTCATCCGCCAGCGATCCGGCTCCACGTCCTTGATCACCGTGTCGTAGTGGGTGCGGATCTTCAGACCTTGAGAGCCAAGCACTGCGTGGGCGTCCCAGTATTCCCTGCCCTGTAGTGGCTCGACTTGACAGAACCTCTCGCCCTTGTCGTCCCAATCGGAGGTTTCGAAGCCATCAGTATCTTTGCTCCGAGTGTCGTACTGAAACATGAGCTTTGTGCGGAGGCGGCTCTTGCGCTTGGCCATCTCCTAGTACCTCTGGAAGCGTTCAGAGTCGATCAGCCTGCTCACGCCCAGCGGTAGCTCCGTAGCGATGGTGCCAGTGATCACAGGCAACGGCTGGTCGAAAAAATATGCGGCGGTCATGGCGACAGCCGCTTGGATGGCGGCTGGCACGTCATCGGAGTCAGCACCGAAGCCCGCTTGGAACTGGATCTCGATGGGGCTGGGACGGTCCATCAGTTCCGGCCAGCCACTCGCATCCTCGTTCAGCCATATCACGCCGGGGTCGCCTCCGGTGCTCACCGTGTAACTTCCACTGCTGAACGTGTCGAGGGTCTCGGTCACATCTCCGTAATATTTCACAGAGTCCACAGAGATGAGCGGCGGATACGGAAGCTGGATCTCGCGTCCCGGCCAGCGGTCCAAGTGCAGGGTGTAGACCGTCGTGACGAGCGCCCGCCCGAGGTCGTTCGACACGGCGTTCGTCGCGCTCTTGATAAGCTCTTGGAGCGTCGTGTCGTAGTCGCGCACGTTGTCGAGCCCGAGACTGCGCTTCACACGGTCAAGGCTGACGGGCTCAGTGACTGCCGCCGTCGTCGTGACGATACGGTTCCACGGCGTCTGCGTGTGCATTAGCTCAACGCATCGACGAGATCGCCCTTCAGTACCGCGCCGTTCTTCCCGCTACCGCTGACGCTCACGCCTCGCCTCTCGACTTCCGCCACGAGTTCTGCGCGACTCATCTTGCCGACAGGCTTCGACGACTCTGGCGTCTCCGGCGCGGCTGGCGACGACACGTTGTGCTGGCCAAACGTAGCCCGCTCCGCTTGACCCGTGGAGATCATCGCCTCTGCGAGATCGTCGCGCTCCACGTAGACCTCACCCTTGGTGGGTCCGTCCAACCTCATAATCGCAATACCCATGTGCAGTCCTCCCTCGGTTGAGCAATACCTGACGGGGGGCTCGACGCCCCCCGCCAGTTATCGTCGCTGGTACGTTAGGCGATAGCTGTCGGAGCCTCGACCTCGGCGTACCGAGCACCTGAGAGGATCACGCCGATGCTGGCAAACGTCGCCGAACCGGGATCGGACATATGCACGGTGACCCATTCTGAACCGTCTGAGAGGTCTTCTGCGTTCAACTCAATAATATAGAAAACCCCGTCATTTGTACTGGTCGCAAAGCCTGAAGACGTTGCGGCGGTACGCGCCGAAGTGGTGTCCCCAGCGGCTGTTTCCTCGGAGTAGTAGCTGAACGCGATAGCAGTCGCACCGCTACCTGACGCATCAGTGTTCTCCTTGACTGTGACCGTACTGGCCGCACCTGTCACGCCCAACGCGATGATGATCGTCGCGTGGCTGTAGTTCGCCATCTTGAACGCATCCGATGTCTGCGCTCCGGCGTCGATGTCGACAGGAGCCACACCCAGAACGAAATGCCCCTGCCCCTCGCCGATGCTGAATCCTTGAGCCGCCATAATCTTCTAGCTCCTTGTCGCGAGGTTGACGAATGGCGAGAGAGTGTTCGAGCCGTTCAGCGGCGTCAGTGCCGAGTTCCAGCTAGGCTGGCCATCGACCCTGAACATCCATCTGAAAGCTCTCTCGTCGTAGAGGAAGCGAACGTGCATGGAAGAATCTCCGCGCACCCCGCCTTTGTCGATCACAAAGTACTGGCTCAAGTCGAGCAGTTGGATGTCTCCAACGGTGCCAAGCGTGGCGCAGTACTCAGACATGATCACTGGCCTGTTGAACAGGCGCGAGTAGGGCGTATCTGACAGCCCTCCCGGTGGAATGTAAAGACTGTTACCGTTGGCGTCTGCCATAGTGCTCAACTGCGGTTCTGCGTCCTGATTGACGAGCCACACTGCGTTGGCTCTGGACGGACCCCAGAGGCGTGACCACATATTGGTCACGTTGTCAGTGACGATAGTGGTCGCCGTCTGGCCGCTCTTCTTGGCCTGACTCACTATCGCGGCACTGTTGCTGATGCCGAGCGGCTGGCCTGAACCTGATCCACCAAGGATAGCCTCTTCGACCTTGAACATGATCTCCTGCGGAACCACTCTCTCGACCAAGCCCGCCAAGGCGGTCTGATCCATGAGGAGTTCTTCCGTGGAGTAGAACAGGGCCGCAACCTTCTTCAAGGTCAGTTCGACCTGTGCGAAGGTAGGCTCGCTGGCGGTCAGTGCTCCTGCCTCTGCCACCCAGTAGGCACGGACGCCGCCCCACCGAGATCCTGCCGCCCTGCTGGACTCGTCGATGATGTTGAACTTGAGCCCGTTGGCGTTGGGTCCGATGGCCTGCCTCGTCACTCTGGAGGCCACCTCGCCGATGCTGTAGACCCTCTCAAGGATCTGGTCGTTGAAGTCCTTCTGCACAAGGTAGCCGCCCTTCGATGCGACTGCCTCACTGGCACCCGATTGCCGGATCTCGCCCTCGGGATTGCCACCACGCTCTTGCAGGAAGAAGAGCCTCTTGTCGATACTCTCATAGCGACTCTCTGGATGCGAAGCGTGTGCGATTGCCTGCAACTGCTCGCCGATGTTGTCGAAGCCCTTCGCAACAGCGCGGTCGTGGCCGACAACTATGTCTGCCGTCTCGTCGCGTGTCTGCTCCGGCTCTAGTGCCGCTGTCGGCCCTAGCGGTGGCGTTGCTGGCTCTGCGAGCCCTGCGCTGACTACCGCAAGCTCGTCGGCGCGTCGGATCTGCGCCAAGGCACCTTCGAGTTCGACGAAGCTGGCGTCGTACTGCTTCTGCTCGTCGTCACTCAGGGTGCGATCCTCGGATTCGGCGCAACTCAAAAGCTCTTCACACTGAGCCTTCAGTTCTCGCGCCTTCTCGCGAATCTTCATTAGGTCTCCCCGGTTGTGTTGTGCCGGGGGAAAGATGGACTGCCCCAGCACCACGTGAACCATGTGGTACGTTGGGCAGTCGCGCTCGCCGAGCGTCACGCACTGACCTGAGAAAGCGATCCGGTTGTCGTGGGCCGTCCGCCCCCGTCACGCTTTCCCGATTTACTGAAGGCAATCTAGGGGGATGCCCGCCCACCCGTCAACACGACCTCGAAACGAATGTGGTCATACCCCTTGCGTCAGAGGACAGATGTCCCCAGATTGACTGTATGGATGATGTTCGCCTTCATAAGGGGAGTACCGAGATGGAGTTCGACCTGACGTGGGGAGAGACCAAGGAACTGCCGGACGGACGCACCGTGCGCTCGGCCACGCCCACGCCCGAGTTCTGGGAAGTGTGGCGCTCGCACAAGGATGATCTGAAGGCGCTGGGCTACCGCGTCTCGAAGTATCAGGGCAAGTGGCAAGTCTCCCACTGGACGACGCCTGACGCCGCCGAGGTCGAGGCCACCGTCGAGGCGTCCCGCGCCACCGACGCGACCATCGACATCCCCTCCCCTGACGGGCTTGAGTACCTCCCGTTCCAGCGGGCCGGGATCGCCTACGCGCTCGGGCGTGACGCCACGCTCATAGCCGATGAGATGGGCTTGGGAAAAACCATCCAAGCCATCGGCGTCATCAACGCCACGCGCCCCGAGACCGTGCTCATCGTCTGCCCTGCCTCGCTCAAGCTCAACTGGAGGAACGAACTCCAGCGGTGGCTGGTGGACGAGCGTCGGATCGACATCGTGAACGGTGGGGGGCAAGTCTTCCCAGCCGATCCAGATGTCGTGGTCATCAACTACGACGTGCTGGCCAAACACGCCGACGCATTGCACGGACGCACGTGGGGCATCGTCGTGCTCGACGAGTCCCACTATTGCAAGAACCCGAAGACCAAGCGCACCAAGGCCGCGCTCGCCATCAGCGCCGAGCGGAAGCTGGTACTCACGGGGACGCCGATCCCGAACAGGCCCGTCGAGATCCAGCCCATCGCTGGCTACCTCGCGCCGTCGCGCTTCGGCCACTTCTTCAAGTTCGCCAAACGCTACTGCAACGCCCACCAGACTCGCCACGGCTGGGACTTCTTGGGCGCGTCCAACCTCCCCGAGCTTCAGGAGCAACTGCGTAGCTCCATCATGGTACGCCGCCTCAAGGCCGACGTGCTCAACGAGCTACCGCCGAAGCGGCGTCAGGTCATCGTGCTCGACGGCGCAGACTACACAGAGGAACTCAGGGTGCAGGAACTCGCGGAAGCCGAGTCGCAGACCACATCGCCTCGGATCAAGTTCGACGAGCTTTCGGGTGAGCGCCACCTGATGGCACGAGCCAAGGTGCCAGCGATCCTCGACCACTTGAAAAACATCGACCATCCGGTCGTAGTCTTCGCCCACCACAAGGACGTGATCACCGCCCTCGCGTCGGAACTCGACTGCGTAACCCTGACAGGCGACAACACCTCCGAGGAGCGGCAGGCGGCAGTAGAGAGCTTCCAGCGCGGCGACGTGGACGTGTTCATCGGTTCCCTCGGAGCGGCTGGCGTCGGCATCACGCTGACCCGCGCCTCCCACGTAATCTTCGCCGAACTGGATTGGGTGCCGGGGAACCTGTCGCAGGCCGAGGACAGGTGCCACCGCATCGGCCAACACGACAGCGTGTTGGTTCAGCACCTAGTGGTCGACCAGAGCATCGACGCCCGTCAGGTCGAACTGGTCGTCCAGAAGCAGGGAGTGCTCGACGCCAGCCTCGACACTGTAGCGGCCCCCAAGGCCCCAGCCGCACCAGCCCCAGTGGTCACACTGCGCGACCTGTTAGAAGCCACCCCAGCGCCCCAGAGCGCCATCACAGTGCCGGGACTCATAGGGGCGTTCAATCGGGCAGGCGCAACGGTCAACCGTCCGCGCCTCGCCGTCGGATCACTGAGGATCACGACCGCGCCAGAGCAGGGCAACAACGCCGGATGCCTGTACGTGAAGCGTGACGGAGAGTATCAGGGCAAGGTCACGCCGGACAGCGTGTTCCGCCCCGTGGGAAGCGCCGACACCCAGACGGGCATCGACCTCCTCGCGATTGACGAAGACCCCATCGGTGCCGCCCGCCGCCACGGTCGCGAGACGGGCGTCTGCTCCAACTGCGGAGCCGAACTCACCGACCCCAAGTCAGTGAAGGACGGGATCGGCCCCATCTGCGCTACGCACTGGGGCGGCGGCGAATACTGAGGGGAGAGGGGGGGGGCCGAGAGGCCCCCTCTTTTTTTTGTCCCTACCCCTCGACGCCCCCGCCGTAAGAGCCGTATCTGTGCGCTCGCTCCAGTTTCTTGAAGTCGCGATACCTCGTCTGCTCTTCATTGGGTGCAAGGCTGGCGGCGACGATGATGCTGAAGAACACGGACCCAGCGACCAGCCCCCACAACCTCATAGGTCGAGCGTGACCAGCCGCAACCGCTCCCGCCGCATCGTCTCGTCGTCCGGTGCGCTCCTCTCCCACGGTGCCTCCTCGCCGAACGCCTTGTAGTGGGCCGCGAGGTGGGCTCGTACCGCGCCCATCGCGCTCTCAGGCAGTCGCGTCTGGTCGAGCCTGCCAGCGGCGGCGACCAAGCCACGCCAGATCACCTTGCCGTCCGACGCCCTGTGATGCGGTAGCGCCAACTCACTGAAGCTGTCCGGCGGCATCGTCGGTGCCCACGTGAAGTGGCCCGCTATGTCGTCGCGCTCCTCTGCGCTGAGATCAGCCCACTGCTCCGAGGTGAAGTCTTCGAGCCGAGGCTTCTCCCACGGGGTGCGACGGTCCTCGTCCACTGCCGTGCTGATGTTGTCAGGCACCACGCGCAAGTCGATGCCCGCCTCTTGGGCGCTACGCACCGCCACGCTCGTCTGCTTGTACGCTGGCCAAGTGACCGGACTGATCTCGCGCAGTTCGATCTCCTTGAGCGTCCGCCTGACGGGCTTCGACTCCTGCTCCCACTCGTCGTCGATGGTGACGAAGCCGAAGCTCATGTGCTTGACCACGCCGCGCTGGAGTAGATCCAACTGGCGGTCGCTGAAGTCCGTGGCCTGTGCCTCAAACCAGAGACCGGACTTCCGCACTTCGAGTTCGAGCCCGCTCGACTGTCTGGTGATCGGGTCCGTCGAGTCGTGTTGCCAGAGCATCACGATGTCGGTGTTGTCGACCGAGACGGCTCCCGGTTGGATGCGTTCGATGAAGCCCCCCAAGTCGGCGCTGTTTCGATTGAAGGGAAGAGCGAGTCCCCTGATGGTCTTCCCGCTCTCCGTCTCGCGAACCTCTAGGCCCTCAAGGTCATAATCTCTGCGTTCGATGTTCATGTTCGTCTTCCTCTCTAGATGCCGGGGGATATGAAACAGTCACAACCGGGGTGCGCTGGCGGATGGTTCACGTTACGAGACACCCTGAGTTTGCCCTCGTCACTCTCCAAGGCGGTCCCAGCTTGCAGGAAAGTCTCTGCGCCGAGTACGCTTCTGCCGTTCAGCTTCTTACAGAACGGACACGTCGCGCTTCCGGCTGTCACCCAGCGCAGGCTGACAACGCCGCCAGCGATGTAGGCGAACTTGCTGAAGGCACCATTGCCCTCCGTCGTCTGGCGCTTGGCCATCTTCGCCGCTCGCTTCTCCAGCCACTCCGCGAGCTTCAACTCCAAGGCGTTGAGCACCTCCGTGAAGTCGAGATTGCTGATCAGCGACTGTAGCTCCTGCCGCGATGTCTTGGCGTGTTGCACTGAGGCGACCGACACGTAGCCCCTGATGAACTCCTCCAAGTCAGGAGTGAACTCCGGCGGGAAGCCTACCTCCAACGCCGCCTGTGTGTAGATCTCTCTGGCATAGGAGCGGATGACCGGGAGCAACGCCTCCGCGATGACCTCCATGAACTCACCGTGATAGAACTCATCCAACTCAGTGAAGAGTCCGTCAGTGCCACGCAACTCGCGACCATCCGGCAGGCCGGACAACTGTTTCGTCATCATGCGTTTCACCGCCTTGACCTCGCGCTTGATCAGGCGCTGGCTGGCGTCCTCAATCAGCGGCCTCGTCGCCTCCGCGATCTTGCGGCGGTTGGCCAGACTGCGAAGCTCGCGCAGGCCGAAGCTGTCGTCGACCTCGACGTGCTGGCTTCGGAGTTCGTTGCGTAGGTGGCGAGCCGCATCCTCTTCGCTTGGACCCGCCTCGGCCACACTGACGGGCGCTATGTTCAGCGGCATCCAATGGACCTCGCCAGCGCGTGAGTCCAGCGGGTTCATGTTTTCGCGAGCCCGCCACTCGTCGATAGTGAGTGCTCCGTTCTGGAGCAGGATCTGGTTCGCTTGTGCTCTCGCCATCGTATCGGGCCGGAGCAGGGCATCCATCTCGAACTCCGTGAACAGCGAGCTATCTCCGAACCTCTCAAGGATCGACTTACGAATAGCCTGCTCCCACCTGATCGCCCACGGTCTGATGCAGTTCACCGCGAAGGACTTGTTTTGCTCCACCACGTTGCTGAACGTCGAGCGGTCGAGGAGCATCAAGAGGTGAGGCGGCACGTTGAACAAGCGGGCGATCTCCTCGGCTTGGTACTTCCGAGTAGCTATGAACTGGGCCTCCTCTGGCGTCACGGAGAGCGCCGTCCACGACAGGCCCTCCTCCAGCAACGCGACGGAATGTTGCTTCCCCGCACCGTGCGCGGCCTCCCACGACTTCTTTATATTGCCACGCGCTTCTGGTTTGAGCTTACCGGGGTGGGAGAGTATGCCGCTCGGTGTCGCCGAGTTCTCGAAGAAGCGAGCACCGTAGTGCTCCGCCGCCTGACTGAGCGCGATGGTGCCAGCCGCAACGGTGATGGGACTGTAGCCTATCAGCCCGTCGCTGGAGAGCCCCTTCACGTGCAGGATCTCCTCGGATGAGAAGACTCGGGGATTGCCCACGCCCTTCGCGTAGTGGTATTCGATGACGCCCCCACTGGACTTCAGCTTCATCCGGTCAGGATGGAGCGGCACGATGGCGATCAGTTCGCCACCGACGTTGGTCTCCAGCCGGAAGAAGGCGTTGCCCCTCAAACACAGGTGGCCCTGCCCCATCTCCATCATCTCCACCGCCGTCTGGAAGCCGTTGGGTTGCCAGCGCAGGAGATCGTAGAGCGGCTGATCATCAGCGCGTTCCTTGCCGCCGTTCCCTAGCTCGCGATAGAGCACGAGCGGCAGGGAGCCAATGGTGCCGGAGATGAGGTTGACCGCCGCCCAGACAGGCGTCGAACTCAGCGCCTCGTGCGGACTGACCTCCGCCTGATCCTTCCATCTGCTGATCGGCTCGTACCAGAAGTCGTCCAGCGGTCCCGGCGCTTGCCGCTCCTCTAGTACGGTGAAAATTCCCATTACAATCTCCCCATGCGATAGGTGCCGAGGTAGAGGCCGACGACGCCGAGAGCGATCAGCGCACCCTCCCAGCCAGTGAGGCCGAAGGTGCCGATGGCGATGAGGATCATACCGCCATAGATGTGAGCATCGCGCAGATCAAGTTTCAATCTCTTCATAGGACTAGGATACCCTCCTCCTCGTAAACGCTACCGCCGTCCCACAGTGATGCACGGGCCAGCGCGATGATGGATGCCGCGATGCCGTCGATCTTGTGCGTCTGCTGGCCCTTATCGGGCTTGATGTTGCCTGCCGGATCGTGTCGCACCGTCACATTGTTCGCCTGCCACGCGAGGCATGAGTTGCCGCCGTGGGCCAGCTTCCCGCTCACGACCAACCGCTCGAACTCCTTGGTCGGCTCCGAGAGCGACATGAAGCCCTGACGGATGGGCACGACCGGGATGCCCATGTCGTCTCGTATCCGTAGCGCCGTCTGCTGGGCTGACCACGGATCGTAAGCAACCTCTTGCACGTTAAAGCGTTCGCTGAGTTCTAGGATGTCTTTTTCGATCCACTTGTAGTCGATCACATCGCCCTCCGTGGGCGTAATCCATCCCTCGCGCTCCCACGTCGAGTAAGGGATGCGGTCCACCCGCTCGCGCTCCACCATAGTCTCCCTTGGTATATAGCAGTTCACCCAGAGCCGCCACAGGTCATCGTCCGTTGGCGGGAAGATAAGAGCCAGCGCCGTGAGGTCGAGCTTGCTACTGAGGTCGAGCCCCATGTAACACTCCCGGCCTTCCAGCGCATCCAGATCGACCTCGTGATTGCAGGCGTCCCAGTGGGCCATGTCGAGCCAGCGTTCGATCTGTTGGGTCCACTGATTCAGGTGCAGACGCATGAAGGCGTTCAGACTGCTGGGCTGGGACAGAGCCTCGCTCGCTCGCTGTTCGATGAAGCTAGGGTAGATCGACACATTCAGATTCGGATTGGCCTTCTGCCACGTCTCAGGAGCATAGGGGTCATCGTCCCGGTCTGCCGCACTGATCCAGACGAACCACGAGTCATCCTCGACTGTACCGTTGAGCAGAGCAGTCGCGTGGTCATGGAGTTGCCAGCCGATCTTCTCGGGATCGTAGATCCCAGCCGTAGTAATGCACACGCTCATCGGCTGGCGACGTGCCGCCTGCGCGGTGATCAGCTTGTCGTAGACGTTGCGGTCGCGGTGGCTGTGCAACTCGTCGATGATGTTGCCGTGGGGACTGAGCCCGTCGAGCGTGTCACCCTCGGCACTTAGGGGCTCGAACTTGGAGCGGGTGCGGAGCACACTCATGTTGGTGCGCTGGACCTTGATGTGCTCCGCCAACTGAGGGCTCTGGTTCACGATCTCCTTGGCGAACTGGAACACGATCCGCGCTTGGTCGCGCTTGGTGGCCGACGAGTAGACCTCCGCGCCCTGCTCGCCGTCAGCGATGAGGAGGTAGACGCCGAGCGCGGCGGCGAGTGCCGACTTGCCGTTCTTGCGACCTAGCTCCAGCCACATCGTGCGATGGACGCGCAGGCCGTCCTCGCGCATCCACCCGAACGACTCCAGCAGGATGACCTTCTGCCAATTCTCCAACAGCATCGGCGTCCCGGCCCACTCGCCCTTGTAGTGGCGACAGTAGCCCTCCACAAATTCGATGACGCGCAGGCCAGCGGCGAGGTCGAAGGTGTAGCCCTTCGCAGGCCACTCCTCGTGCGCCCGCAAGATGCGCTCCCGTGCCAGCGTCTCAAGCTCTCCGATAGCGCGATCTGTCTCCAACAGGTCAGCCACCAACTCCGTCCCACTGTCTAGAGCGGCGACGGCAGGGCTCACGCGATGACTCGCGGAGCGAAGAGGAACTCTTCGGTCGCGTTCGCGATCTTCTGCTGGCCCTCTATGGCGATGCCACTGCGGCTGGACGGGTCTAGGCCGAAGCGGGTCTCTAGGCGTTGCATCACTTGGTATGCCTTGTCGCGGACGGCGACCTCGGGGATCACTTGGCGATAGCCGGACTCGGTTTCGCTGTACCAGTTGGCGATGCCGAGCTTGTTGAGGAGTCGAGTCGCTTCCAGCCAATCGGCGTAGGCTTGGCAGTAGACGGCGAAGGTGCTTTGGTCGATCTCAGACAGCAATCCAAGGCCGTGGAGCTTCGGGCCGAGCGATTTCCAGACGCGAGCGGCCTGTGAACTCAGCCCTGTCGGGCGCGTCGGCATCCCGGTAGGCGTTGCGGTGGACCCCACGGAGCGATCCTTTCGCGCCGTCCCGTGGAGTTTTTTGAGCGCATCGGGCTTTCTAGGCATCCCGCCCTTCGGATTAGGCATAAGACCGCAGTCCGTAGACCCTTGTTGACACGCCTTCTAGGCCCCTTTCCGGCCCCCCACGGGCAAGACCCCCCCCTCTAGGTAGTGACATCGGAAAATCAAACT